AATGAAGAAGATTTACCATTAGAAGCAGATGGTACACCAACCTATTCATTAATAGGAGCTATTAAAGGTAGAATGGTTAATAGTCAACATAAACAACCTGAAAGTAGGTTAGGGTGGATTCAACCAATGGATGCAAACATAAAACAGTATCCTCTTATTGGAGAATATGTTATAGTTGGAAGATATTTAGGTAGATATTATTATGCTCAAACTATTAATATGTTAGGTTCACCTAATAGTAATAGTTATCCAGGATATAGTGGTGATAAAGCTTCACTTACTGATAATACTACACGTCGGCATGCTCATAATAGGTCAAGAGAGGTAGGTGCGACTAAAACACCAAATAAGGCTGCGTCAGGTGAGGTTACAGTTGGGGATCCATTTGAACCAAATCCTTTAATAAGACAACTTCAACCTACTTTTGGAGATGTTATATTTAATGGAAGACTTGGACAATCTATAAGATTTGGATCTAACCCAGATACTTTAGAACCAAACATACTTATTAGAGCTGGACAACTTACAGATGCTGAAGCATTTGGTAAAACTGCGGATGTGGACGACTTAAAAGATAATGCAAATAAGCCAGTTACGGAAGATATTAATGCAGATGGGTCTTCTTTATGGATAACTACAGATCAAGAAGTATCGTTAGAATTTGCAGCTGAAACAACCGATTCAGCTTATCCAGCTTTAGATGGAAAACAAATAATTTTAAATTCTGATGCTATAGTTCTTAATGCTAAAAATGCAGGGAATGTAGATATTTTTGCTGGGAATAATATAAATTTAGTTACTGCTTTTTCTACAATTGTAGATAGTCCAGACATTATGTTAGGAAGTCCAGATGCAACTGAACCATTAGTTAAAGGACAAGTATTGGTTGATTTATTATTAGAGTTAATTGGGATTCTTGACGGAATACATACAGTACCAACTCCAGCCGGTCCGATTCCAAAACTTAATGTTGCACAAACTACTACTGGACCGTTAGCAAAGGCTTTTGCAGATATAAAAGGTAAAGTAAAAGATATTTTGAGTGAACAAAATTTTACAGTATAATATTATGGGTTGGAATATATTTAAAGATACATATAAAAGAAGTTGGGAAACATTTGAAAGTGGTGAAGATGCTGCTAATTTAATAGCTGATCAATATCATTTAGCAGTTATGACAGCTAGCCCGCCAGGTGGTTCAATGGGTGCTGCAGTTGGTGGAATGTATGCAAGTGGTAATAAGGCTGGATTAGCTAGTGCATTAAAATTAGCTTTTAATGCTACTATAAATGGAGTTGCGCCAGTATTTAAAATAGGACAACAATTAAAATTAGGATTATTGTCTTATTGGATACCGGGAACACCATTAACTAACGGTGCACTTATTATGGTTAATGCTGGAGTACCATTATGGATAGATTATCCACCTAGTTATCCAAGGGATTCGTTAGATAAATTTTTAGATGATTTGGTACAGGCATTTAATACACATATGATAGGACTTTCAGGAATGATTCCAGGTCCAGTACCAGTACCATTTGTAGGATATAAGGTTTTAGATTAAAAAAAGGAGTTAATAATGAAGAAAAATGAATTGGTTAATATAATAACAGAAATAGTACGCAGAGAAGTTAAAAAAGAAGTTAAACGGATATTTATTAATGAAAGTTCTTCCATGAAACTTTCAGCTGCTATTCCTAAAATTAAATCCAATAAAGTTGTATCAACTAAAAAGATATTACAAAAACCTAAGAAGAAATACGTGGAATATACTAAAAACCAAAGTTTAAATAAAGTTTTAAATGAAACCGTTGGTGGAATTCCACAAGGTGAAGGTGGAGGTCCACAAGTTGAAGGATACGAAGAATATCCAACAATGACTGGAGAAGTATTTGATTCAAATAGGGTTGGTGAGTTAGCCGGTGGTGGTGATGTACAAAGACAAAGAGATATTGCTGCAGTACAAACAGTTAAGGAAAAGGGATTAAATGTTGATGAGGTTCCTGAAGATCTTATGAATGCACTTACAAAGGATTATACTGAAATATTACAGAAATCTGAAGAAATAACTAAAAATAGACGGGGTGCGTAATAAATGCCTAATACAAGACAAGATGATATAAATCCAAACACATGGATAGGTTTAACTTTTCCATTAGGAAGAAATGAAGGTGTTGGATTTTTTAATCAAAGTAAAACATTACAGGAACAAGCAAAAAGTAATTTACAAAACTTGTTGTTGACTATTCCTGGTGAAAGAGTATCTCAACCAGAATTTGGATCGAGTTTACATCATGTCTTGTTTGAACAAATGGATTCTGATTTAAAAACATCAATAGAAGATTCAATTAATGAAGCAGTTGAAATGTGGTTGCCATATGTAACTATTACGAATGTAGATGTTACATTTGATACTGCAAATCCAAATTTAGCTAATGTAGCTATAGAATTTAGTACTACTTTAACACCTGATGCATTTGATGAATTAACTTTAAACTTTGAAGGTGGTAACGTATAGGAGAAAGTAAATGCCAGCTAAAGATATAAAAAAAGAAGTTAGATATTTAAATAGAGATTTTGCTAGTTTTAGAAATAATCTTATTGAATATGCAAAAGTATATTTTCCAAATACATATAATGATTTTAATGAAGCATCACCAGGAATGATGTTTATAGAAATGGCATCATATGTTGGAGATGTACTTTCTTATTATATTGATCAACAGTTTAAAGAATCTCTATTAGCATTTGCAGAAGAGAAAAAAACTGTATATGAAATTGTTCAATCTTTAGGATATAGACCTAAATTAGCATCACCAGCTATGGCAACAGTAGATTTTTTCCAAACTGTACCTGCTATAGGATCTGGAGATAGTGTAAAACCAGATATGGATTATGCATTAACAATTAATGCTGGATCTCAGGTAAAATCTCAAACAAATAATATTATATTTAGAACGTTAGATGATGTAAACTTTAAATTTTCAAGTTCTTATGATCAAATTACTACGGATATATTTGAAGTAGATAATGCTACTAATTTACCAACAAAATATTTACTTAAAAAGAGTACTAAAGTTGTAAGTGGTAAAATGGCTACAGAGTATTTTGATTTTCTTGGAGCAACTAAGTATTCTAAGATTACTCTTGCAAATAAAAATGTTATGGATATTGTTAGTGTAACAGACAGTGATGGAAATGATTGGCATGAAGTAGGATTTTTAGCACAAGATACGGTATTTACAGAAACAGAGAATAATTCATCTACCGATCCAGAATTATCACAATATAATGATACTTCACCTTATTTACTAAAACTTAAAAAGGTTGCTAGACGATTTACAAGATTTATAAACGGAACTGATAAGACTGAATTGAGGTTTGGTGCGGGTATTTCGGACAGTCCAGATGAAGAACTGGTTCCAAATCCAGATAATATTGGATCTTCACTTCCAGGAGGAGCAAACAATTTTGATACTGCATTTGATCCAGCAAATTTTCTAAATACAAAGACTTATGGACAAGCACCACAAAATACTACCTTAACAGTTATATATTCTTACGGCGGTAGTACAGATGATAATGTAGCACAAGGTGAGGTTAGAAATATATCAGATATTTCCTATACAATTGATGATAGTGCGCTCGATTCTGCTGTTGTAGGAGCTACTAAAAATTCTGTAGCAGTTACAAATGTAGTGCCTGCAACAGGTGGTCAAAGTTCAGAGAGTTTAAGAGAGATGAAAGAAAATTCATTGGCATATTTTCAGGCTCAACAAAGGGCTGTAACAAAAGAAGATTACATAACTCGTATATATTCTATGCCACCTAAATATGGAAATATAGCAAAAGCGTATATGGTACAAGATGAACAATTAGAGGCATCTACAGATGCAGTTATGGAAAAAGTTAAAGGTGGGAATGTAAATAAATCAGGAGTATTAGAGAAACCACTTAGTGCAGATCAGGAAGAACTATTAGCTAAGAAATCAGCTTCTGCTACGAGAATATCAAATCCATTAGCGCTTAATGCGTATGTTCTTGGATATGATTCTACTAAAAGATTAGTAAGACTTAATCAAGCAGTTAAAGAGAATATACAGACACATCTTGGACAATATAGAATGGTAACAGATGCAATTAATATTAAAGATGCATGGGTTATTAACATAGGAGTTACATTTAATATCTTAACTGCTAGAGGATTTAATAAGCATGAAGTTGTATTGAAATGTATAGAAAAAATTAAAGACTTCTTTGATATAGATAAGTGGCAAATTAATCAACCAATTATTGTTGCTGATTTGGTATATCAATTATCCTTAGTTGATGGAATTGCTGCTACAGTACCACCTAAAGAAAATAATCCAAATGGACTTCCAATAGTAATAACTAATAAATGGAAGAAGGCAAATGGATATTCTGGTAACATATATGATATAAATGAGGGTACGAAAAATGGAGTTATATATCCTTCTGTAGACCCAAGTATATTTGAATTGAAATATCCTAATAGTGATATATTAGGAAAAGC